AGAGGGGTTATTGTTCCAGCTGGTACATCTACGGTTTATGACCAAATGTTAGGAAAGAATATGAAACGTCCATTCTTACATGTTAGATATAGAGCTTCACAAACTGATGACCGAAAAATGAAAACTTGGGTTACTGGTTCTGTTGGTGCTGCTACATCTGCTTTAGATGCAATGTCAATTCACATGCTTTCTGAAAGATGTTTAATTACACAAGGTGCTAACAATTTCATGTTAATGAAGTAAGCATTATTATATTAAGGATCGAGGCTTCGGCCTCGACCCTTTCTTTTTATTAATTTTATTATATATTATATTATGGCAAAAAAACAAGAAACAAAAAAAGTTGAGGTTGAAGAACCAAAAGTAGAAACAGTTGAAAAAACTGTAATGGTTGAAGAACCAAAAGTTAGAGAAAGATTAAAACCTACTAATGAGTGGGAAATAAAAGATAGAATATATCTTTTAAAAGGCGGTAAAAAACCTCTTTCAAGATCAATAAAATCAGCAAATATTTATTATTTTGACGAAGAAAAAGGCTATGAAAGAGAACTTAAATATTGTCAAAATCAAAAAACTCCTTTTGTAGATGAAATGGTAGGGGACCAAAGACTAGAACATATCGTATTTAGATCTGGGACTTTATTTGTAGAAAAAGAAAAAACAACTTTACAAAAATTATTATCATTATATCATCCTCACAAAGATAAGATATATGAAGAGTATAAACCGGCGGTACTAGCAGAAGAAGAAATAGATATTTTAGAAATGCAAGTTGACGCGTTAACAGCTGCTAGAAATGTTGATATTGATATGGCAGAAGCTATTATGCGTGTGGAAAAAGGTTCTAGTGTATCTACAATGAGTTCTAAAGAGCTTAGAAGAGATTTATTAGTATTTGCTCGTAATAATCCTAAGTTATTCTTAGAATTAGCAGATGATGAAAATGTAATGCTAAGAAACTTTGGTATTAGAGCTGTAGAAGCTGGTATATTAAGATTATCTTCTGATCAAAGAAACTTTTTATGGGGTTCTAACGGAAGAAAATTAATGGTTATACCATTTGATGAACATCCATACACAGCATTAGCACATTGGTTTAAAACTGATGAAGGTATGGAGATTTACTCTAATATTGAGAAAAGATTAAATAATTAATCAAACTGTAGAGCAGTCGCCCTATGGGGCGATTGCAATCTACAAAATTAAATTATATGGAAAATAAATCAAAAGGATTAGGTGATTCAATAGAAAAAATAACAAAAGCAACGGGGATAAAAAAAGTTGTAGATACAGTTAGTAAAATAACAAAAAAACCCTGTAATTGTGGAAAAAGAAAAGAAACATTAAATAGATTGTTTCCTTATAACAAATAAAAATTATGGTCAGTATAGATACAGTATATCAAAAAGTTTTAGCTTTAGCTAATAAAGAACAACGAGGTTATATTACACCTCAAGAATTTAACCTATTTGCTGATCAAGCACAAAGAGATATTTTTGAACAATATTTTTATGATTTAAATCAGTTGTTACGTGTACCTAGTAACTCAGATGAATATGCTGACATAGTGGATAACTTAAGAGAAAAAATAGCAATTTTTGAAAATCAAGGAACTATAACGGGTGGAGTTATTAATGCTCCAAATGGCTTATATAGATTAGGAACTTTGTCTTTTGAAGGCGCAGAAATAGAAGAAGTTCAACAAAACGAAATTTTATACATAAACAATTCATACTTAACAAGACCGACAGAGAAACGCCCTGTATATGTTAGAACCGGAGAGTTAACTGTAAACATATTTCCAAATACAATTACAAATGCAGAATGTAGTTATATAGCTAGACCCACTAGACCTAGTTGGGGATATGTAGTTGTACAAGGAAAAGCCATGTATGATCCAACAAATAGAGTAGATTTTCAATTACATGCTTCAGAAGAAGGTGATTTAGTCAACAAAATTTTAATGTATGCTGGTGTATCCATGAAAGCTACAGACGTAGCTCAAGCAGCAGGTGGTTTACAAATGGCAAAAGAACAACAAGAAAAACAATAAATAAATGGGATATTTACAGGGTCAAACAGAACAAGCATATTACAATAGCGGTGATTTTGGTGGTTATCAATTTGTATCATTAGAGGATATTATAAATCAGTTTATGGTTGTATATGTTGGAGAAGGAAAGATTATACCTAAAATAAAAAGAACAGACGTAGCGTTTCACGCTCAAAGAGCTTTAGCTGAATTGTCTTTTGATACATTTAAATCTTGTAAATCTCAAGAAATTGAAGTACCAGCAACTCTTCAAATGATATTACCACAGGATTACGTAAACTATACAAAAGTATCTTGGGTGGGTTCTTCTGGTATAAAACATTTAATGTATCCAACTTCAAAAACCTCTAATCCATCATCAAACCCAATTCAAGATGGTGATGGCCTATTTAAATTAAAAGCTATTGGAACTTTAGATGCTGGTTCTAGTGATATTGTATTAGACGCGGAGTATAAAGATATTTTAGTAGGTATGGCTGTTATAGGTCCATATATTCCAGATGGAACTTTTGTTAAAGCCACGTCTAATTCAAGTAGTATTACAACTATAACAATAGATGATGGAAATGGAAATGCTGTTCTTCCAACGGAAGATTTAACAAATGCAACTTTAACTTTTGAAAATGCAGACGGATCTTTAGTATCACCACAAAAATCTTCTTACATAGTAGAAAATTTAACATGGATGGCAACTGGTTATCCTCAAAATAAAATAACAGCAAATGCAGCAGATGATATAGCGGATATAGAAATTGGTATGTTGGTTTCTCATGATCATTTTCCTGTTGGAACAACTGTGACTAATGTTGATGGAACAACTATTATTGTTTCTAATAATATACTTGATACAACAGCTGTGACAGCAGGTGAAATAACTTTTGTTTCTCCAAATGCAGATACAACTACTTGGTCAAACTACAAGTCAGCTACACCATCTGAAAATAACATTGACGATTATGAAGATGATACTTATTGGCCTTTGGATGGTGAAAGATATGGCTTAGATCCTCAACATGCTCAAGCAAATGGATCTTTTTATATAGATTGTGTTTCTGGAAAAATTCATTTTAGCTCTAATATTAGCGGAAAAACTGTGATATTAGATTATATAAGTGATAGTCTTGGTACAGATTCAGAAATGCAAGTTCATAAATTCGCAGAAGATGCAATGTACAAGTATATCGTCCACGCTGTATTGTCAGCGTCTTCTCATGGTCAACCGCTTGTTCCTAGATTAACAAAAGAAAAATTTGCGGCTATAAGAAAAGCAAAATTAAGATTATCAAATATTAAAATAGAAGAATTAACTCAAATACTTAGAGGAAAATCTAAGCAAATAAAACACTAGTACATGCCAGAGATTAAGCATAATTTTACCGGTGGTAAAATGAACAAGGATCTTGACGAGAGAATTGTTCCAAATGGAGAGTATAGAGATGCAATGAACGTGCAAGTGACCACCTCAGAAGGTGGTGACGTTGGTACTATTCAAAATGTACTAGGTAATACTCTTGGCTGCTCAAATTTAGATTCACTAATTCCCGAATCATCAGTTACAGTTGGTTCTATATCTGACGAGAAAAATGACTCATTATACTGGCTTGTGGCCGGAGGAGCTTTTTCAGAACTTCAACACTACCTATACGATCCCCAAACAAATACATATTCTGGTTCAGCTTTACTTGGAGATGTTCTTTACTCTAGAGACGTAATAGTACGTAAAAATAACGACGGGTGCGAACCTGTTTTTGTTGATATTTTTGGTGTTGCTATTGCTAATGAAGAGAGTGTTATTAACAATGATGCTATCACAGGGGTGACTAATAGTATATCAATTAAAAACGAGAACTTACGAGTACAAGTAGAAGTTGGGATGGTAGTTAGAGGATTAGACGATAATTTAAATCCTGTATCTTGCGGTAGCTATCCTTGTACGGCTAGAGTGATTGGTGTTGGTGCTATAAATGATATAGCTAGTATTTATACACCAAATACTTATACCCAAGGATCTGTAAATTATGCATGGGATTTATCTATAGATAGTGATGATGGCACAATGCACGGTGGTTTTGAGGTTGAATGGAATGGGGGTTGTAATACTCCTTGGCGGCCAAATGGTAATATTATAATACATAGAGACGCGATGGATCAAATCGCGGCTGCTGCTCATGCAGGAGGAATAAAAGGTGGTAGTCTTGAAGTTGGGGACAGAATAACCATTAAGAATCCCGCAACAGGAGGCAACGGTAGAATTTTTGGTGGATCAGTGGTCACTGACATACAAATTATAAACAATATTTACACTAGAATTATACATGACACACCACCAAACTGGGGTTGT